CCATTCAGCGCAGGTATCTCCGGGGGCGGCGGCGGTACGGCAGGCGAAATCGGCGGCGGCGCGGGTGGTACCTCTGGCGCGAAAGGCAGCGACGGCTCGAATGCTGGCGGTGGTGGTGCATGTGCCAACAGTTCCGTGGGTGGCGCGGGCGGTAATTCGATCAACGGTCCCACCGGGGGCGGTGCGGGTGGTGGACTCGCCACCAGCCCGGCAGGTCTTGCCGGTGGCGCGGGTGGGCGCAATTCCCCCACCAATACGGCTGCTCCCGGAGGCGGTGCGAGCACGGGCGGTGGCACACGTCCGGCGACTACAGGTGTGTATGCAGCCGGCCAAGGCGGTGGAGGGGGCGGTTCATCCACCAATGCGACGGCAGGGACAGGCGGAGCAGGCTCACGGGGCGGCGGCGGTGGTGGCGGTGGAGCTGCTTTGACTTCGACGGCCACGGCAGGAGCCGGCGGCGTCGGTGGCGATGGCTATTGTGTGGTCATCACTTACTTCTGAGGACACATGGCACTCCAACTGAATCTCACCAACCCGAGCAATCCTTTCCCTCGAATCTCCCCTGCGATGTCGTTTACCCAAGCGATCGCCGCGTTACAGGCGCAGGTCTATCAGGACTTCCTGTTTGGCACGGCGGCCACGGGGTCCGGTACCACGATCCCAATCACTAACCTCACGGATCTCGCGGCCCACTTCAATGCCCAGGCGGATGTTTCGGGTACCTCGGTCCAGAACGAAGAGATTGAACGGTTCCTCGCATTCAACACGACCAATCACGCTTTCAATGCCAGTGATCTGTCACTGACGGCGGTACTTGAAACCGGCAGTGCAGACGTCGTCCCGCTCACCCTTCAGGGCGCGGTGACCAGCAGCGCTGTTCTGACCTTCACGGACACGACCGGCGTAGTCGATTCGATGATGTTTGCCGCTGCCGATGGCCTGGGGACACCCTCTACCGGCATTCGGGTAGTGTCTCACGATGCGACAACCGTCACGCTCAGTTCGGCCGTGACTTTGCCGAATCTGTGTCGATGTGAGTTCCTGCCATTCTACGTAGTCCCTGGCGTGTCCTCGGGCACCAGCATCAGTACGCTCACGTTTCCATCCGTCCCAGCTGCGGTCCAGCCGGGCATGATGTACACCAACATCACCAACGGGACTTTTGCGGCCAGGCGGGTAGTCTCCACGACTGCGACGACGGTCACACTCGATGGCACGGTGAGTCCGTCCTCTGGAAACCTCATCTGGTTCCAGCCCCCCATCACCTCGGGCCAGATCTGGAGCAAGGACGGATTCCAACCCGGGAAAACCGTCATCAATGGCGCGACCATCAGTTCAGTCTGCATGGAACTCACCTGCACCCTGCCTCAGTCCACCGCGGGCCAGAGTGGCGCGGCCCGGGGAGCTTGGCCTGCCTTCTGGCTTTACTCCCGATCGAGTGAAGGCTTTACGTTCGATTCATCCGAGATTGATATCTTCGAGTTCTTCAACTCATTGACGGCTGGGAGCACTGGCTATACCAGCAACATTCACGGTGGCCTCTATAACGCGACTCGATACCAAGCCTCGGTCGGTAGTGGCAACAATCATTGGAACTCATCCGGTTTCTATACCACGAGTGAGTTGGGTGGAGCACAGCACAAATTCCAGATGATCTGGACACCGGATTTAGTCTATCGATACATTGACGGTCGGTTGGTCGTTTCCACTGATTTCCAGTGGAGTTCCAACTGTACTGCTCAATGGTCCTGCGATTTGGCGATGGGCAGTGCTCTCAATGCATTTCTGACGATCTTCTTTTACCCCCGCGCAACCTCCCAATTCCCGGTGACGTTCGCCATCAACGAGGTGAAGATCTGGACTGGAACCTAACTCATCTCTGATACGAATTTCTAAACCGGCCCCGTGCCGGTTTTTTTTATGCCCGCCGCCGGGGCTATTCCGTGTCGATGATCACGACGCCTTTTTTACGACCTCGGTCGATGACGCGAATGCGAGCGCGGTTTGCGCCGCACCCGTCCGCTTGGTCGAACTCGAGCTTTGTTTCAGGTGGCAGCTTTTTGAGCTCTTCGATGAGCTGCCCAACCGTCTTTAGCCACTTGGATTTGGTTTCCATGTGGCGAGTTTACACCGACGCCGGGGCCTAACGGGCGACTTCGGTTTGTCAGTGACCGTCATCACTGACTGCGCCGCCGGCACTAGGGCGTTTCGTAAATCCCACGATAGAGGAATCTTGTATGGCTGACGACAGCAGTCCTGCGCTGGACTCGTTGATAGGTTCGCGTGCGCGCGATGATAACGGGCGATTTGTTTCGGTGACGCCGACCGAGGAGAGGCCTGCGGAAGCTCCCAAAGAGCCCGTTGTGGCTGCTCCAGAACCCGCGAAAGCACCTGAACCGGTTGTAACACCGCCTGCAACGCCTGTTGCCGCACCGGTAGCGCAACCCACGACTCCACCAGAGAACGCTGAAGCCGCCGCCTACAAGAAGGCGATGCGCGAGGAGCGCGAGAAGCGCCAGGCCGCGGAAGCGCGTCTGCGTGAACTTCAGGCACCCAAGACACCGGTTGACCCTTGGGCCGATCTACCGGGCACCCTCTCCCAGCACCAGCAGCAGTTACGCGAAGAGATGTTCGTCGAGCGCTGCAATGTCACAGAAGAGATGGCCCGCGAGCGGCACAAGGACTTCGATGAGGTGCGCGAGGTGTTTCTGGAGGAAGCGCAGAAGAACCCCCAATTGTTCGCGCAGTTGAGGCAGGAGCGCAACCCGGCCGAGTTTGCTTATCGCGAAGGACTTCGAGTCCGAGAGTTGAAGGATGTGAATGGCGATTTCAGCGCCTACAAATCCAAGCTCGAAAAGGACATCGAAGCCCGCGTCCGCGCCGAACTCGAGAGCAAGTACGGAAAGCCCGCACCTGCGGTTCCAACTTCGCTCAATTCCGACTCATCCCCGGCGGTGGCAACCGAGGTCTACGCAGGCCCCCCGCCGCTAAACAAGATTTTACGAAACGCCTCCAGGAGTTAAGTCATGGCAGATACCATTGTCCCCAGTAACCTACGGGTTAAACAGTGGGACGACAATTTCTTCACGGAATACATCCGTGGAAACCGCATGGCGCGGTACATGGGCACGGACGAGAATTCCATCGTCCAAGTCAAGGAGAATCTTTCCAAGAAACCCGGCGATACCATCTACTTCGAGCTGGTCAATCGCCTGCAGGGCGCCGGCAAGACCAACAACCAAACGCTCGAAGGCTTCGAAGAGGATCTGAGCCAGCGCTCCTGGCCTCTGCAGATCAGTCTGTATCGGCACGGTGTCGTGGTTCCGGAGTTCGAGGAACAGGTCACGGCCATCAATCTGCGCAATGCAGGTAAGTCGGTGCTGATGAGTTGGTCAACGGAGCACACGCGCGACCGGTTCATTCGTGCGCTCGGGGCCAAGGATGCGCTTTTTCCTCGGGACACCGGGCTCGCTGCGGGTATTTCATCCGCATACGAGAGCACGAATGCGACGGCGCTCAACACCTGGCTCACAAACAATGCGGATCGAGTGCTGTTCGGCGCAACCATCTCGAATGCGTCCTCCAACGTGTTCGCAACCGCTCTGGCAACGGTGGACAACACCACCGACAAGCTGACAGCGGCGGCCGTTTCGGTGATGAAGCGCATTGCCAAGAATGCCAATCCGAAGATCCGTCCGATCAAGATCGACGGGGACGCGGAATGGTATGTGATGCTTGCGAACTCGAATGCCTTCCGAGATCTGAAGGGCGATTCGACCATCATCAATGAACGTCAGTATGCCGCTGAGCGAGGCAAGGACAATCCGCTGTTCACCGATGGCGATATCATCCATGACGGCGTGATTGTGCGTGAAATCCCGGAATTGTCCTCAAACCGATGGCTCCTGCAGGGCACGTCCAGCACGTTGGATGTGGGCGAGGTCTATCTGTGCGGTGCGCAGGCTCTAGGCTATGCCCTGGCGCAGCGTTGGAATACCCGAACGCAGGACAAGGATTACCAGACCAAGCATGGCATTGCGATCCAGCAGATGTACGAGGTCGGGAAGATTCAATTCGGCACTGGTGCGACTGACACCACGACCCCGAAGGACAATGGTGTCGTCACTGGCTTCTTTGCTTCAGTGGGAGATGCGTAATGACTGCTGCAACAGTAACGGTGGCCGCTTCGGCTGCTCACCTGATTCCCAAGCCGTACAGCGCCGGCTTGATCGTCATTCCTTTCAGCGTGGCGATGGCTACCACATCACTGGATGATGTGGGCGACATCGTCGAGTTGGGATATCTGCCGGCGAATGTCACTGTGATTGGATTCACGGTGTCGTCAACGGACATGGATACCAACGGCACACCACTGGCGGTGGGCAAGCTCACGTTGGGCTCAACGGATCTGGTCACTGCCATTGCAGACCAGAAGGCGGGTACGAGTACCTACTATGCCTGCGCGCCGACCACATTGACGTCGGTGACGAAACTGCAGTGGAACCAGACGGCGGTTGCAGCGACCGCGGCAGCCGGAACCCTTCAGGTGCTCGCTCACTGTATCAATCTGTGAAATTGAGGCTGATAGGCGATGGGCCATGGTCCGGGCATTTCGCCGGCTATGGCTCCATCGCCGCGGGAAAAGGTGCGGTCGTGGAGGTTCCCGACCGCGTGGCCAAGGGTTTGTTGAATTCCGGACGGTGGCAACGTGTCGATCAATCAACCGACGATGCGGGATCGAGTGGCCCGCAAGCTGGGTGTTCTTCCGATCGGCAACAGCCTGTCGGCGGAGGACGCGAAGCTGATCTCGGATCACATGTTGGTAGTACAGGCGAAGCTCCAAGATCTCGATATCGCCCAGATAGACGTCACGGACGGAATTGACGACTCCATTGCTGACATCATTGTGGCGATGGTGGCCTCGACGCTGGTCGATGAATTCCAGCTCGAGGAGCCGCGGCGCTCCAAGATCGCAGGAGAGGGCGCCATCGGGCTTCCTGTGGCATCCCCAGCAGAGAGGCAGTTGCGCAAGATTCTCGCCCCTACGCGCGTCTCCAGACCGGTGAAGGCGGAATATTACTGATGCCGCAACTGGCCTTTGGAACACAGTCGTATCAACACGAGTCGTTGCCACTTTCAGCGCAACGGGCCGTGAATACGTATCTGGAGCCCGGGCCGCCGGCTGCCAAAACACCTGCGGCGATTGTGGCGGCTTTTGGTGTCAAGGCCTACGTCACCGTCGGTACGGGTCCGATCCGCGGGGCTATCCGTGTCAACACGACTATCTATGTCGTATCAGGGGCGCATTTCTACACCCTGATCAACGGTATTGTCAGCGAAGCGCTGGGCACAATCGCCGGGACGAGTCGTGTCTTTATTGCAGGCGATGGCACTCACGTGATGATTGCCTCTGAAGGATTGGGATACATTTGGGACGGAGCTACCGTCAACCGGATCACCGATCCCAACTTCCCCGGCTATCAGTGGATGACCTACCTCGATGGGTACTTCATCGGCGGTCCCGGAAAAGGGCAGTTCTACATCAATCACACCGCGTTCGATCCCACGGGGTGGAATGCGTTGGACTTTGCCACAACCGAATCCGGCCCCGATGACATCGTTGGGGCGATTGTCGATCACCGCGAAGTCTTCCTAGGCGGCCGGCAGAAGTTTGAGGTCTGGTACAACTCAGGGGATGCTGATTTCCCGCTATCTCGAACCGCCTCGGGCTATATGGAGATTGGGCTCGCCTCCGAATTCGGCATCACGAAAGCCGACAACTCTGTGTTTTTCGCAGCT